TCACAACTTCTGTTTCTCTTTGTTCAGCAAAAAGTATTGCTTTTGCAAATCTTCTGGCTTGACCTCTGCTTGTACAACCTAATGCTTTTACCCTTTTTAAATTATGCCCATATTTTTCTTTATAAGGTCTCTCCGCATGAACCTCTTCAAAGTCTAAATCTCTTGTGTCCATATTAAAATACGACACTGCTACAACTGTAGCTCTAGTTTTTAAACTACTACCTGTATAACTAAAACCCTCTGGCCCAACATTAGCCATCGTAAATAGATAGCTAGGATCTTTTGGGCTATCTTGTGTAAGTTGTAATGCTCCTTGTGCCCAGATTGGCATACATCTCATAATCCCTGACAAAGTATTAATTACAGTAAAAGCTTCAACACTGGTCTGAATATTGATATTACAAGCAAATCTAGCTTCCAATCCACCAAAATGATCATCAACAAGTTCATTAGAAAACTTACTTGCACTTATAAAAGAGAATAAATCTAAATTACTATCAACAATATGATTACCTAATCCATATGTTTTATTAGTAAGTAAATCAAGGAGTATTAAAGCAGGGCAAGTTGTCCATTGAGCAGCACCCATAACTCCGTTAAAAATATAACCATTAGGATAAACAACTCTTCCAGTTTGTAGGTCAACAGTAGGAGTACCCGATCCACTTGCTCCTGCTCCTGGTATTCTTACTTTTACTCCTCTTATTCTAAATTTTCTAGCAGGGATTCTAGTAAAAAACTCTGAATCTAATCTTAATTTTGTATATGCACTACCAAGGTATCTGTTGGAATCATCTATAAGTTCTGAATATGATTGCCAAACTAAATCTCTTTGTATCCTATCTGTACTATCATCAGAAGTTTTTAAAACTCTTATATCAATAGGATGAGCACCACTAAGATTTATTCTGTAATCTCTGTTATAGGCATCTGCTGTTCTACCAACAATATTATCCGTAACTTTAGTTACAAAACCACCACCATTATTTTGAATCTGAATTTTTAAATTAACTCTAGAGCCAACAACATCTCCATCATCTTTTTGTTCTTGTAGTGAAGGTATAGTTATAGTTACTCTTACAGCATCTAAGTCAGTATTATTTGTAAGCTGTCTTGTTACGGCATTGGTATTACCCTTTTTAACTTCTACACCAACATTAAATAAAGATGAGCTTCCTTTAACTCCTTTCATTTTAGGTTGGTTTCCTGTACCAAAACGAACATCAAAACCTACATCTTTATGATTAAATTGAGAATTTGATGGATTAGCTGAGTTTGCGCTGGCTTGCAATATAGGTGTGTTATCTAAAAAAATATCTTTTTTTGCAGCATTTAAATATGCCGTTGTACCTTTTGTCCTTCCTTCTTTTGAAGCAGTAGCAAAACCCTCTATCTCTCCTTCAGAAATTAAATCAATTAAAGTAGCAAACTGTTTACTGTGTAAATTATCTTTAGCAATACTTGGTGGTTCACTTTGATTACCACCTTTGCTGCCACCACCACCAGATCCTATAATCTGCTTATTTTTATCAATCATGCCTGTACCGCAACTGTATCAATATCTCCACTTATAACAACTGACCCTGTAAATATTTCACCATAGACAATTGGAACTGGAGTACCAGCCCTAGCTGTATTTTGCGTTCCAGCAAAGTTAAAGGAAATTTGTGGATTATCTTCATTCGTAGGAGTCTCGGTGGGATAAAGCATTTCACTAACACCTTGAAGCAATAG